CGAGCGGCATCCGGCTGCTCCCCGATCCTTCCTGGCCATTGCAGCGGACGGCCGGGGGCCAGCTCGTGCCGTGGCAGACGCTGGCGTTCAACCGCGTCATCCCGATCGAGTCGCCGCCGCAGTACACGGAGGGCAAGGTCTCGATCCCGACGGCCGCGGCCGGGGCGCTGCTCCACGCGGTCCCGTACGCGGGGGGCGGCCTGTTCTTCGTCCCCGGGTTCCAGGCGGGCGTCGCCGCGCTCATGCTCGAGGAGTCCGCGGTCGGCACGGCCGGGGCCCCCAATCCGCCTGTGTCGTGGTCCTGGAACATCCGCGTCGGCGACGCGATCCAGCTCAACGGCGGCGGCCCGTGGTACACGGTCGTCGGGCCGATGACGATCCCGCCGGCCCCCGTGACCTGGGACGACGACAAGACCTATGCAAACCCCGAGATGTTCGTGAATTTCGGGCCGCCGGGGTGGGACTTCAGCGGCGGCAAGGGCTCGGCCCGGCAATACTCGCCCCTGGTCCGGGACGGCCGTCCGGTCGAGTTCCTCTTCCTGGTCAACGGCCGCGACGACGACAAAAATGGGTGGGTCGACGAGGGCTTCGACGGCGTGGACAACAACATCGCCAACGGGGTCGACGAAGCCGCCGAGTGGGAGGTCGAATCCTGGCTGGGCTCCGCGGCGGCCGGCGTTGCCGACGCCGCCTATTCGATCCGCCGCCGCCCGGCGGCCGCCGCCAACGCCCGCGAGATCGCGCTGCCGACCGCGATGGTGATCGACGCCACGACCGCCCTGCTCTCGGCCGAGCGCTCGCGGCTGCCGGTCAACCCCTACTCCGGCACCGTGGACATCCTGCTGGCCCCCGACGGCACCGTGATCCCCTCGGCGATCTACGCGTCCCCGGCCTCGGTCGGCATGGACGGGATGTTCCTGCATTTCTGGCTGTCTTCGCGGGAGGATGTGGCCGATGTCCCGCTCCAGGACGACGGAGCCGGCAACGTGACGCCGGCCCCCCTCGAGACGGTCGGCGGTGTCCCGCATTACCTGCCGATCGCCCGGGCGGCCGGGACGAGTGCCTCCTACTCGCTGCCGACCCTCAAGGGCGGATACTCGCTGCTGACCCTGTTCGGCCGCACCGGGCAGGTCGTCGTGATCGACTCGCCGCCGTTCGACGATCCGGTGGCCGCCGCCGCCGCGAATCGCGCGTACGACGTCGCCCGGCCGTTCGAGGCCGTCCGGCGCGGGGCGCGCTAACGTCACCATCTCGGGGAGGCGAGCGGGCAATGCTCGGTCCTCATCCGGATCTTGTGGTCGGTGAGGCATCCGCAGATCCGGCAACGACGGGCCGCCGCGTCCCAGTGCTCGCACCCGGCGCAGATCGACCGCCGCCGCGATTGCTCCTCGTCCGAGGCCATCGAGAATCCCGAGACCGCCCATGACCACAGGGCAGCCGCCAGGTTCGCGGCCTGCCGCGCGGCCGGGGGATAGCTCGGCACGGCAGGCGCGTCGGCCGCCTTCTCGATCATCCGCCACCGCCAGGCCTCGCGGTCGGGATGATCGTCGCCGCACAGGGCGCGATAACGCCCATGCCCGGTCCGGCCGACCACGATCTCCAGGGCCTCGGGCCAGTCCATCAGGAATCCCCCATCCGGAGCGGCCCGACCGTGGCCGTGCCGACCCAGGCCGAGCCGTCCCAGGCCAGGACGATCCCGCCTTCCTTGAGGGTCAACGAGCCCGTATAGACGAGGGTTGCGGGCAGTCCGAGGGGCGGGGGGTTCATGGGGTCACTCCGTGATCGTGATCGTGCCGCCGAAGTTGGTCCACGCCTCGGGCTGGATGCCGCCGGTCGATTCCGGGACGCAGGGCAGGCCCGAGCAGAGGATCTGGGGGATCGTGATCGCGACGTCGAACGGGCAGGACGGGAGGCCCGTCACCACGCAGGGCGATGAGGACAGGTCGTTGGCCTGGTTCGGCAGGATCGCGGTGTTGCATTTCAGGGGATCGGCCGTGCATGCGCCGGCGGGCCCGGCGACGTCGGACGGGACGATGGCCTGGACGAGGGTCGGGAATCCACCGCTGCCCGGGAGGCATCGGCAGCACTGGATCGCGTTGTAGGTCGCCCCCAGGCTGAACGCGGGGGCGCCGCAGTCGCCGAATAGCCGGTACGTCATCGTGAAGGATGACGACGGGCAGAGCCGTTCGACCCCGCCGAACCCCGGCCCGTAATCCTGCGCCGGATAGGTGGTCGTGAGCGTCCCGATATACAGGCCGCCGGCCGGGTCATACGTGAGGGTGCACCCGCCATAGATCGAGTCGGTCAGGTGCAGCGTCGTCGGCAGCGGATAGGGGCCGTCGGTGCCGCAGACGTAGCCGGTCGCCGGCAGCAGGCCCACGCCGATGGAGGTCGTGGCCGTGACGCAGGCGGCGAGCGTGACCGTGCCCGTGGCCGCGATGAACCGCGATCCGCACGGGCCCGTGACCGTGTAGCCGTACGTGCCCGCCGCGCCGAGCCAGAAGTCGCAATCCCCGCCCGCGTCCGTGGTGCAGGACTGCCCGTCCGAGAGGGTGATGGTCGCCCCAGGCAGCGCCGCCGAGCAGCAGCCGAGTACGGCGAACGACACCGACGGCGACGCCGTGCTCGGCTGGAGCGTGACCGTCGCCGTCCCGCCGCACGTCAGCGCCAGATTTCCGCCCCACGGCTTGTATCCTGAGGCGGTGATCGCGACGGGGTAGGTGCCGGCCCCGTCCGGGAGCGGGACGGTGCAACAGCCGCCGGAGATCGCGAACGTGGAGCACGATCCCTCGCCGACGACCGTCACATTCGCCGTCAGGGGCGTCCCGGACGGGCATCCGGCGACGCAGATCGTCACGCCGCAGCCGCCGCCCCCGCAGCACGGCGTCGAGCCCGGCGTGGCGCACGCCCCCAGGCCGCCCAGCGCGAATTGATCCAGCCGGAGCCGGGGCAGCGTCGACATCAGCATTCGGCGGTGATCACCCAGTAGGTGCCGGAGATCTTGAGGAGGATCATATACTTGCCCGACGCGATACCGCCCGTGGCCGACGAGATGTTGAGGACGGTCGGCGTGGCGCCCGACCCGGTCATGTCGGCCAGCGTCGAGCCGGTCCAGGTCTGGATCGTCGCGGTGCCGCTGCCGGGCGTCGAGCCCGACCGGGCCGAGATGCCGCCCGACACGGCGACGTACGCGCCGAAGATCGGCCCCGCGTACCGGATCAGCGGCCCGAACCCGGTCGAGATCACCTTGAGCGGCGCGTCGGCGCGGATGCGCGTCGCCCACTCCGCGGCCTCGGTCGTCAGCCGCAGGGTCTGCGCCGCGATCGGCTTCCCCGGGGCCTGCACCGGCAATCTTCTAAACCACATATGTCATGGCAACAGGTTGAAGTTGGCGCCCTGGTACGGGAACGCGCCCGACGACGACTGGATCGTGTCCCACGCCCCGGTGGACGGGTTCAGGTAGTAATTCCAGCCCGGATACTTGAATAGGAACTTGTATTGACACTGGTAAGTAATGTTGCCCAGCGGGTCGCTCTGCGTCGAGCTGCGGCCGGGCCCGAACAGCAATGTGCCCGTCGCGTAGATCACGTTGCCGATCTGGAACGGCGAGTTGTTGACGTAGCCCGCGAGCTGGATCATGTAGGTATCGGGCAGGAACGGCATCCGGAACCGGGTGACGTTGATCTCCGCGCCCATGACCTGGATGCCGACCGGCGTGTTGGTGGGGGCCCCCGTCGACGTGAAGAAATAACTCGTCTCGGGGATCGTCAGCGTCTCGCCGTTGCCGTCGATCTCGATCGAGAAGTAGCTGCCCGTGGTCGCCGCCTGCCAGACCGGCCGCGTGAAGACCGCGGTGACGATCGCCTGCTTGCCGAAGATATATGGCAGTCCGATCGGCAGGATCGAGGCCTTGGAGAATGACCGGACCTCGGCGATGGACGTGCAGATCAGGTTCGGGCTGGGCGGATACTGGAATGGGCCGGTGTACAGCAGGTTCGACGGCGGGGTGCCGGTCCACTGGCCCAGGAGCTGCGCGACGAACGAGTAGCGGTCGTTCGTGTCATATAAACGGTACTTCACGGTGGCGGTGGGGCCGGATTCGCCCGGCACGGCCTCGGAGATCCCCATGCCGGAATCCCAGAGGACCCCATAGCCGCCGGGCACCGACAGGCTGTTGACGCCCCCCTGCGTGGGGCTCACGATGAATCCCATCAGGGAGGCCCCGCGGCGACGGCCGCCGCCGCCATGATGTTCACCTTCATCTGGGGGTTGTCCTCGAGCAGCCGCCTGATCCGCTCCAGGGCCTCGAGCTGCTTCTTCTGGATCTCGGCGGGGTTATTCATGATGCCGAGCTGGGTCGATTTGGCGAACTCGGCGAAGCCCATGAACTCGGCCCTGGCGCGCTCGGGCCGGGCGCCCTTCATGATGTCCTGGACCTGCCAGCGGAGGTGTCGGCCATGGCGCGCCGCCACCTCGTCCTTCCTCTCGCCGACGGCCGCCTCCCTCTCCTTCTTCTCCTTCATGTCCAGGGCCCTGCGCCCGGCGGCCAGCTCCTCGTCGAGCTTCCGCTGCTGCGCCGCCTCCTGCCCCTTGATCCTCCGCTGGACCTCGGCCCTCACGTCGAATCGCTTGATTTCCTCCGCTCGATCGGCGGCCTCGCGCCGCCTCTTCTCCGCGTCGATCCGCCGCTGATTCTCGACCTCCAACTGCAATTCCTTCTGATGGACTTGTTCCGCGGCCTTGATGCGTTTCTGGACTTCTTTCCTGGTCTTCTGGTCCCTGTCGAAGTCCGCCTGTCGCCCCTGCCCCTCGGGCGTGGCCGCCTCGATGTCATTGGCCATTTTCGGGAAGAATCGACGGATGGTGAGCCGGGCATTGGCCCCCGCGGGGCCCGCCTGCGTCGCCGCGCCGAGCAGCTCATCCGCCTTCTGCCGATTGGCCGCCGCCAGCCGATCGCCGATCGCCTCCCTGGTCTGCGCGAGATCCCGTTTTGCGGCCGCGCCGCCGCCGCCGGCGACCCATTCCTCCAGGATGCCGAGCCGCTTCTTCTCGCCGGCCTCCATCTCCGCCCGCATCGGCGAGGCCGATATCAGCTCGCCGAGCCGATGGGCCAGCTTGTCCTTGTCGGCCTCGGCCACCATCTCGGAGACCTTCCCGGCCTCCTTCCGCTCGGCCTTGGGTCGCGGCACCTTCTCGAAGGCCTCGGTCGCCTCCTCCGCGGCCTTGCGGATGTTGTGGAGCTGTTCGACGGTCGACCCGCTCCATGCGGCCTGCATCATGTCGGTCAGGTCGGACCAGTGGTTGATGAGCTGGTTCACCCCGACCGCGACGATGCCGAGCGCGCCGCCGAAGGCCATGGCCTCGCCCGAGGCGGCGCCGAAGGCCATCGCGATCTGGGTCCCCATCGGCTGGATGTTGTTGACGATCGACCGGAATCCGTACTGGAGGTCGTCGGCGATGTAGCCGACCGACATCATGGCCATGCCGGCGCCCTTCCACTGGCTCGCCGTGATGGAAGCCGCGTGACTGGCCGCGTTCGACACGTTGGCCTGCATCACGGCCATCTCGTCGAGCATCTTCTTCATCCGCGCGAAGCCCTGCACCATGTCGTCGACGTCGGCATGGACCTCGAATGTGGCGGACCCGAGACTTTGTCCTGTGCTCATCGGTCAGACCCCATACCATTGTCTCCAGTCACGCGCGATCTCCCGGACCTCTCCCGCCGAGCTGACGGGGATATCCCGGGTGCGCTTGCCGCCCGCGATCGCCAGATCAATCTGCTCGAAGCTCATGTCGTCGACGGTGTCGTAGGTCCAGCCCGGGTGGAGCTCGATCAATTTCTCGCGGATCTCGCCGTAGCTCATGCGGGCACCGGCCCCCGATCCGCCGGGCCTTTTGGGTCGAAGTCGGCCTCCGGCATCGACAGGCGGATCATCTCGCTGACCTGCCCGGTCGTGAGGTCTTCCGCAATCGCACGGGCCTTCTCGATCGTCATCTCGCCGTGGTGCTTGCGCAGCAGCGAATAGACGACCTGCGTCGCCCCTTCGATCGTCGTCACCAGGATGGTGTTGCCTTCCACCGACTCGAGCGTGGGCGGCCAGTACCTCGCCTCCTCGCTGTATTCCTTCCAGATCTCGAGCGCCACGGCGTCCGGCAGGTCGCGGATGATCTCCTTCGCCCGCAGCCGCGGGTCGGGCACGTACGACTTGAGGAACTGACTCAGCTCGCCGAAGATGCGCGGCCCATTCTTCGCCACACGGTAGGTGACGCCGTTCAGCGTGATCGTCGAGGGCGCGGCGACATCTCGCCCATAATCATCGGACATATCAACCTCAATAAATGGTCGGGATGCCGTTCGACTGGCCGGAGATGTCGAACGTCGTCATGGTGGCGCCGGGCACGGACAGGGCGAAGTTGACGTCGTCCAGGTCGGCGCTGAACGAGCCCCAGTTGGTGGTCGAGGTCAGGCCCAGCACGACCGGCCACGGGCCGTCCTGCTTCCACTTCTGGCTGAAGTTGGCGTCGGTGGTGCCCGCCATGTCGTAATTGCCCTTGGCCGTGAATTCGATCCAGATCTCGCCCGGGGCGCGCGAGCGGTAGAGCTGGCCCGACACGGGGTCGTAATTGTTGCTGTCGGTCGACACCGCCAGCTCCTTGTGGAGCTTGCCGCTCCATTCGGTGATCCCGATCGTCACGCCGTTGATCTTGAAACTGCCCCCACGCCCGGTGATGGACTGGGTCTCGGTGATGGCCATGGTTTACTCCACGAACTGCTGTAGATATTGCACGGTCAACACACGCTCGAAGATGGACGGCTGATCGCCGATCCCGGCCGATGGCTGCGGCATCCGCTGGCTGCGGAGGGGCAGCAGCGTGATCACCCGACCGTCCTGCGCGGTGAACTGGACCACCGTGCTCGACATCAGCCGCACGGCCCGGCGGCAGAGCGCCCGGGCGACCGCCTTGGACGGGGCGAGGAAGTGGATGAAGGCCGTGCCATTCGCAATGTTCGACAATAGATAGCCGGTCGCCGGGTCCTCGCTCTGTGCCTGATACGACTCGTCGCCCTCGTTGATCACCGCATAGGGCGACGTCACCGCGGTGCCGTCGGGATTGGTCGAAGGCGCATACTCCGAGTAGGCCTGCGGATAGCCGTTGGGATACGTCGCGGTCGCGGGGGCGGCCAGCGACAGCCCCATCGACCCCTGTAAATAGGCCGCGATGGCGGCGAGGATATCCTCGGGCATGTCGTCGGGGTCCATCAGGCCACCGTGCATCCCAGGACCATCATCTTGAAGCCGACGGTATTCGACGCCGAGTCGAGCGTGAGCCCGTCCGACGTCGCCCCCACCACGTTGCCGACGCCGCCGCCGAACGAGAGGGGGTCGCTGATCCGCAGCACGCCCCCCGGCGGGACCGTGAGGAAATTCGCCACCGGGGGCAGCCAGGTGATCCCGTTCGACGACGGAGAATACACCTTCAAGATATGCGAGAGTGTCGTCTCGGTATTCTGGATGATCAATTCGCGGATGCGGAGCATCGCCAGGGTGTTGCCGAAGATATCCTTGGCGGTCGCCGTCTCGAAGTGGATCGTCTGCGTCGTCGAGGCCAGCGAATTGACCTCGGCATAGAGCTGGTCCACGCCGTAGTTGACGCCGGTGCTGTTGATGTATTGCAGCACGTCGGAGATGAGCTGGTTGTACGGGGTGGTCACCAGCAGGCCGGCCGGTGTCTGGGCGAAATTCGCGGTGAAATTGACCTGCCCTGTGACGATCTGCGCTGCCATTGCGGTTGCTCCTCCGGGTCAGATTCGCTCGACGGCGCGGACGACGAACGCCGATCGGCGCCCGGCCTCGCTGGGGGGATTGGACTCGACGAACAGGGTGCGGGCGGGGGAAGGGTCGGTCCACACGATCCTGTCTCGCGGCTTCAATTTCGGGTCGAACCGGAACATCACGTGGTAGATATTCACCACGGTCAGCCGCCCGAACGTCTGCTCGTCGACGCCCGTATCCTGGTACTGGACGGAGCATGACTGACCGGCCAGCGACGGCGCGGCGGGGTACGTGAACTGCGGGCCGCCGTCCGCATCCTGCGCGGATGTGTTGCGGTAAATGTTCACCGTATTGACGAGGATCATGCCGGATGGGGACATCATGCGTTCGTCAGCCTCCACCGCGAGAGGCCCTGCAAGACGTGCGGCGGCAATGCCATGACCATCCGGTCGTTGATCTCGTATCGGTACTCGCCGGCCGCCTCCGACTTGAGGATCAGGGGGGCCCTCAACCGCTCGAGCTGCGCCTTGACGAGCTCGGCGCAGGCGAGCTGCACTTCCTGCGGGACCGTGGCAAATCCGCCGTTGTAGGTGACCTTGACGATGCCGGGCTGATAGCCCCACACCCCGAACAGTTCCTCGCCGCCCGGCCCCCATCGCGTCGCCACGCCGCCGTTGCGGGCCCGCCCCACCCAGACCATCCCGGTGCGCTGGCCATACTCCGGGTCGAATCGCGGGGTCGTCTCGCTGTCGACCAGCACGTAGAAGAGGGCCGCGCCCCACGGCTGGTCGTTCGGCCCCGCGCCCTTCGATGCCGAGAAGCCCAATTCGGCCACCGGCCACGCGCCATAAGTCGGGTCGGGAGACGCCGTCCACCCGTTTGCATAGGAGTTGATGGTGGTCGCCAGCGCGGCGATGGTCGGATTCCCCAGATACGGGATGATCTGACTCGTCAGCACGCCGTTCGTCACCGACTCGAGCGTCATCCCGTAGATCGTCTGGCCTGTCGCGATGTCGCCGGTCGCCGCGGGATAGACGTAGGCGATATTCGCGGTGCCATTGCTGATCGAGAGGGCCTGCTGAGGCTGGTCCTGGATGCGCTTGATGAAATTGATGGGGGGCCGCGCCAGCCGGATCATCCCGTCGTATTCGGCCTGGAGCGTCTCGACCACGATCCCCTGGTCGAATCGGCGGTTGCACCACGACCGGATCGCGTTCGAGGCCGCGACGATCAGCGGCGGGATCGACTCGAGCTGGGCATCGGTCGGGCCGAGCTGGGACAGGAGCTGGACGCAGTACGACCCGGTGATCAGGTCGGGCGGCACGTCCGACGGCGGCGACGGCGCGCCCGGCGAGACCTTGAGCGTCCCCTCCCAGACCGCGTAACTCTCGGTCGAACCCTGCGGGGTCATCCAGAAGATGATCGAATAGACGCCCGCCTGGAGCTGCGAGGACAGGCCGGTCGTGAAGGTGACCTGCGGCTGCCCCTGCTGATAGCCGGTCTGCTGGCCGCCGGCCGTGTACCACGCGGTGATCCCCTGCAGATAGGGGGGCTGGCCCTGCTGGAGGTAGACGTTGGCCGCGAGCGCGTCGGTGGCGTTGAACGCGCACGGGACCGTCCGGGCCGAGTCCTGCCAGCACTGGACCACGAACGTCCGGCTGGACCCGAGCGTGAGGTTGAGTTCGGGGAGGCTCATCCGATGATCACCGATCCCGCCTGCGGGTCGACCAGCAGGATGCCGGCCCCCTGATTGCCGCTGCTGATGAGCAGCGTGGCCGAGGTCGATTCGGTCGCATAGGGCGGCGAATCCGTCGAAGAGCGTCGCCAGAGGATCGTGTAGCCGCCCACCGAGGGGAGCGTCACATTCGCCCCATACGACCCGCCGCCCTGCTCGACCACGCCGGTGGTTGTCCACGCCGAATAGACCGCACCGGTCGATCCCGTGATCACCTGATACTCGACGGTCGCCAGGCCGACGGCGAACCCGGCCACCGTGCTCCACCGCTGCCAGGTCGCCGGCGCGGCCGTCGCGATGTAGCCGAGCGGCGAGGCGTCGGTGAGCCCCCCCGAATTGCCGGGCGTCAGCGTGGCCGAGCCCACCAATAGCGGGGTGATCACGAAGGCCTGTGCCGTCGAGGAATTGGCCCACGCCAATACGATCGGACCCGCCAGCCCGGCCCCCAGCAGGGAGACCGAGATGGTCCCGGTGAATGATCCGTTCGGCGCCACGGTGAACGCCGTCGAGGACTGATTCACGACGCCGGCCGTCGGGCCCGCGAGCGTATACGAGGTCGCCACCATGGTGGCCGTGTAGGTCGCCGGAGAGCCGGTGATCGCATACGAGGCGCCCGACGTCAGGGTCAGGGTCTTCGCGCCCGGCGTCGCTGGGGTATACGTGAAGGTCTGGGCGGCCGACGACGACGACCACGACAGCGATGTCGGCGTGAACGTGCCGCCGCTCGGGCTGTCGGCGAAGGTGACGGTGTCGGTGATCGAGCCCGACGGCGTCAGCGTGAAGGCGGACGACGCCACGCCGATCGGCCCGGAAGACGGCCCGGTCAGGCCATATGTGGCCGAGGGGTCGGTGGCCGTGAACGACTTCGGCGAGCCGGAGAGCGTCAGGACCGGCGACGTCGGGCCGATCGTGATGCTCGCGGTCCCCGCCGCGCTCGAATTCCACCAGAAGGTGCCCGACGATGCCCCCTGAGCGATCGTGATCGAGGAGACGGTCGATCCGCCCGAGGTCGACGAGAGCGTGCCGGTCCCCCCGGTCTGGGCGATGGGGACGGTGAGGCCGCCGGAGCCGGCGGGCAGGTCCAGGGTCACCGTCAGCTCGACCGGGGTCCCCGACGGCCCCGAGCCCGAGGCGATCGAGAGGGTGGCCGTCGTCGCGCTCGGGTCCTGGACGATCAGTTGCCCGATCTGCGGGCCGGTCGTCGCGGTCCAGCCGCCATTGCCGTTGGCCCCGTAATACAGCCCCACCGACAGCGTGGACGCGGGGGTGGCGATCGTCCCCGCGATCCCCATGTCGGTGTAGGTGACCCCGCCATCGGTCGAATAATACGCCGTGAACGTGGTATTGCCGCCGGTCGTCGCCACCGTGACCTTGACGTACCATGTCACGTTGATCGACGGTCCGGCATTGGCCGAACCCATCGGCGTATTGGTCGAACTGACATAAGATGCGAACGAAAAACCGGAGGAAAACAGCGCCCGCGCCCCGTCGGAGTACATCAGCACGACGGGATGCGCGAATGTGTTCCAGGTGGACCACAGGACGAGCTGCGCGCTCTGGCCGCCGGCCAGCGAGGACTTGCGGCGGAACGGGAAGATGACCTCGAAATTCCCCGCGGACGGCATCGACTGATTCGTGATGTTGGCGCTGTCCGTCCCCGACAGGAAGGTCCAGCCGGTGCCGTCGATCTCGATCGCATTCGAGCCGCCGACGTGGGTCGCATCATTCGGCCAGAATCCGTCGGCGAGCGACGTCAGCACGGTCGAGGCCGTCCCGCTGAACGGTTCGGTCAGATAGACGGTGTATGACATTTAGCTGTCCTGCGTCCCGTCGTTCTTGTTGCTCGCGATCGTCCCGGAGCTGAGCAGCGCCGTGTCCGAGCAGGCGGCCCTCAGCCGCGAGAATGTCCCCGTGGACGACTGCGCGAACGACGCGCCGCCATTTGCATTGGTGTGGCTGTAGCCGGCCGCTCCGACGTCGGTCGTCGTCCCGGCCGAGACGTTGACGACGTTGCTCATCCGATCCACATGGCCGCCGTTCGCCCGGAGCCGTCCGACCGTCCCCGTGCAGGAGATCGCGGGCTGCGCCAGCGTCGATTGCGTCCCGCGGGAGATCACCAGGCCGGCGACGTCGGCGGTCGTGGCCGTGCCGGCGAGGATGATGGGGGCGGTCGAGACATATCCATTCGGGTCGGCGAGGTAGGCATCGTGGATCTTCATCGCCGTCACGGTCCCGCCCGCGGCGACGCGGATCAGGGCCGGGAACGAGAGGGCACCGCCGGACGGCTTCATCACAACATCGTGGATATTGATGTTGTCGACGGTTGCCCCGTTCCCATTGAATCCAATATCGATGATCCCGGCATAGGTCGGCGTGCCGCTCGCCAGCGGGGTCAGGTAGAATGTGCAATTCGCGATCGTGATCGCGCGGTACAGGCCGTTGCCGAGCGCGACCCCGAAGTTGTCCATCCGGATGCCCCGGTTGTTGCAGGGCATCGTGACGTTGTCGATGACGAAATCCTCGATGTACGACGCGGGGTTCGAGCTCAGGAATCGGCCCGCGTTGCCGAGCGGGGACGAGGAGGTCGGCAGCGAAAATACCGAGTCGCGGATCGAGCAGTGCACGATCGGCCCCTGCGCCACGGTCCCCGGCTTGAAGGTGATCGTGGGGCTGACGAGGTCGTTGCCGTCGTTGCCGCAGATGCTCCAATTGTCGTCGTTCGCGGACCCGCCGAAGCCGATGCAATGGACATCCAGGCAGCCGCCGTTGAGGTGGTAGCAGTCGTCGCCGCCGAAGTTGTCGGTCGTGTTGAACTTCGAGCAGCCGAGCACCAGGCCATGCTGCACGTTCGCGAGGTGGAATCCATAGGAAGGAGAATTGACGATGTGCACATTATCGAGTCGGAGGAAGGAAACCCCGTAGAATCCCAGCGTCGGCACGACATAGCCGGCCGGGCTCTCGAAGGGGGTCGAGCCGCCGCCGCTGACCCCGTTGGCGCCGCCGAGCTTGTTGCCGTCGATCGCCAGGTCCCGGAGCGTGATGTACTGATCGGTCGGGGTGGTCCCGGTGACGGCCGGGTGCTTGTTGCTGAAGAGGGCCCAGCCGTTGGTGGCCGGGTATCCGGCCTTCTTGAGCCCCGCGCCGGCGATGCCCCGGAGGGTCTGGTTCGACCAGCAGTACACCGTGCCGGCGATCAGCGTGGTCCCGGGCTGGTCGAACACGAATTCCAGCGGGGCGGCGGCCGACCCGTAGGCATCGAGCACGGCCTGGATCGTCGCGGTGTTGTCGGTCGCGCCGTCCGCCACGCATCCGACCAGCGACGCATATTGCACCGCGACCGACACCTGCGGGACATACTGTGCCGTCACAGCGCCGCCCTCCCGACGATGCGATCGATCGCCCGCCGCCACCATCGGTAGCGGGGGACGAATTTGACCCGGCCCTCGAGCGACTTGAACAGCACCTCGCGGATCGCCTGCCCGTGCCGACTCGGGCCGCCCTCCCGCTGGACGTGATCGAGGTCGCCCATCCAGCCGACGACCCACTGCGGGTGTTGCAGCCGGGCCCACAGGTCGAGGATCTCGGGCCAGTCGGGCGTGGCGTCCATCAGCCGATCGAGCCGGTCGATCAGGATGCGTGATTGCCGCGGCTGGTCGTCGTGGAGCTTCCTGTGCTCGTTGTCCTTGTGCTGTATCCAGAGCCCCGCCACCATCGGGTCCGCCACGAACTTGCCCCGCATCCCCGCCAGGATCAGCCGCTCGGCGAAGATCGCGCAATCGGCCGGCATGGCGTCGAGGCTATCGGTGAAGTTCGGACCGCAGCGGAAGGCCACCGCGGGCGAGAGAGACCACGACAGGAAGTAGCTGGTGGGCCGGAAGACCTGGCATTCCCACTCGTCGATGCCCCCATCGGCCTCGAGCGGGACCCACGGGCCGTTGCCGTTGTTCCACCAGATGTGCCGGCCATCCAGGGCAAGCTTGTTCTGCGCGATCCAGGTATCGGCCTCGGGGAAGCGGTCGAATGCCGCCGCAACGCGCGAGGCCACGGTGGGCCGCAGGACGTCGTCATCCTGGAGCCACAGGAAGAATTCGGTGTCGCAGTCGCGGGCCGCCGCGTCCCAGTTGGCCCACAGGCCAATGGCCTCCCTGTGCCTGTACAGGACCCCCTTCGTGAATGTCGGATGGTCCCCGGCCGCCTGGCGTATGGCGAGACGGGTCGCATCCTCGTCGGGGCCGTCGTGGATCACGACGATCTCGCACGGCACGGTCTGTGCCATGGCCGAGCCGATGGCGCGACGGAGCATCTCCGGCCGGTCGTGGGTCGGGATGCCGATGGTGAGTCTTGGTGTCATGGGCTCGTCTGGATGGGAAAGGCCCCGGCCCGGCCACCCGGCCACCGGGGCTGGAGGTCACATCAGGATGAACGTGGTGACGCCGCCGAGCGTCGACTCGTTGTAGTTCGACGCCGGCTGCGAGCCCTCGACGAACCCGAGCGCGGTCAGCGCGACCGGGCAGACCACGGCGGACTGGGCGATCACCGGCTTGACCCAGTAGCCGTTGGTGCCCAGGTCCGTGAACATCTCGCCGCGGGCCTCGGCATAGATGTACCACTTGCCGGCGCTCGACACGGAGGCCACGATCGAGCTATTGCTGTTGTTGGCGGTCGAGAACGTGGCGAACGTCCCGGCCGACGCCGTCGATGTCTGCAAGTAGAACGTCACGGTCCCGGCCGACGTCGAGCCCGAAGCCATCTCGAGGATGAAGCCGATCTTGCGCCAGGGCACGGCCGCGGAGCCGCCCACCTGCATCGCCGAGCCCGAGTGTGTGCCCGACGCGGCGAGCGCGCCAACCGCGATGCCGTCGTCCAGGAAGGAGAAGACGTCTGTGAAGAATCTCGATGCGAACATGGAACTCCTCCTTCCTCAGGTATGGGCCGCCAGGACCGAGCACCAGGACGTCTTGGAATTGCCGGAGGTCTTGCCGCCATCCGACTGGATGTAGGGCCCGCGCAGCAGCGGCTTGGCGTCGTTGCGCAGCTTCCACCGCATGGCGATCTGGTCCGTGCTGAAGAGGAAGTGCTCGGACATCGCCATCTCCACGCCGGCCCGGGTCGCCACCCCGTAGGCATATCGCGGGTTGGTCAGGATCAGGTCGCCCGTGCTCCCGAGCTGCGGCAGCTTCTCCGAGAACAGGACGGGCTTGCCCTGCATCATGCCCTGCGCCTGGTAGGTGAGGTTGTTGTAGGGCTTCCCCTCGCCCATCAGGGCTGGCGTCATCCACTGGCCGACCAGCGAGTTCGGCAGGAAGACCCGGTTGCCCGCGTCATCCTTGATCGAGACGAGCTGGGACAGCGTCTGCGCCGAGTTGGTGATCCAGTACATCTCCTTCCAGTAGGCGGGGTGGATCTGCTGCATCATGTTGACGGTGTCCTCATACGTGATCGTGTTCGCGGCGAACCGATCCACGTTGAGGATCGAGGCCTGCAGGTTGGCGGCGAGGGCGCCCCCGTTCAGGATGCCGAGCGGCATCCCGACGCCGTTGCCCTGCATGAACTCATAATCCTTCTTCCACTGGAACGCCTGCCCCAGCACCTGCTGGATCAGCGAGCCGATCCGGATGAAGGCGTCCGCGTCCAGGTCCCTGGAATACGTCGTATAGGCGGTCAGGTCGGTGATCTTGTAATTGATCTCGTTGACCTTGCCGTCCGACGGCGACCGCGCGGTGATCTCGCCCTTTCTGGAGAGCTGGAAGCCCGCATAGGCCGCGGACTGGCCCGCCGTCGGGGTGGTGTACTGGTCGAGCGCGGGCATATTGAATTCGAGCGCCTGCCCGACCGGGACATCGAAGGCATAGGGCTCGATCACGGACTCCTCGATCGGAATCCGGAAGAGGGAGTCGGACCACTCGGGCCTGACCAGGAAGCCATAGGTCGTGCCGCCCGATACCGAGTCGGTGCCGGTCCGGGTGACGCCCACATTGTCGCTGTAGCGGGCGATATCCCTGTCGCCGTCGCCCTCGTTGACCTTGTACTCCACCCTCTTCTTCTGGCAGTAGAGGTTGTGGAGCAGGCTGCGGCCCCAATCCCTGTCCTCCGGCGGCGTGTCGGTGGCCTGGGCGCAGAGCACAGCCCGGACCATCTGGCCGGCGTGATACCAGCGCTCCTCCTTCTTGAGCTTGGCCGGATCGAGCCGATCGCCGTTCTCGATCCGCTCGATCTCGGCCCCGCCGGCGCCGGGGGGCTTGAGCCGGCCCCGCTCGACGTTGCCCGATGTCTCGGGCTTGAGCGCCTTCAGGAGCCGCTCCTCGAGCCCGGCGATCTGGCGGGTCTGGTCCGCCTGGAGCGACGCCCGCAGGTGTGCGGTCTGGTCGCTCGGTTTTGCCTGCCCGGCGGCGACGTAGCCATCCGCGACGGCTCGCGGCATGGTCTCGATCGCGCCGGCTTCCCACGAGCCCACCTTGGTGGTGAACTCGATGAACGCGGTTTCCACTGTGATCACCCCAATGAGTGCCAGCGTGGCAGTCATCGAAGTGCCGAACCTCCGGCGCAGCATCCCCTGTGGCCTCGAAGGACACTCCGGGGCTTGCGTCTGGTCGGTCATCATCGTGCACATCAAACGAAACGTGCTTCGGTCATACGCGGCCGTAGAGCTTCAGCTCCAGCCGCCCAATCATGTCTTCGAAGAGTTGCTCGGTGTGGGCCCGCTGCTCGACCAGCATCGCCACCAGGGTTCGCTCGAAGCCGCGGGGGCCTCCCGGCTTCGCGGCGAGCATCAGCCGGAGCGCCTCGTCGGCAATCGTCGCATCGTCGTACAGGGCCAGCGCCACGCCCTCGGCGCTGCGCACCGCCCAGGTCTGGCCGTCGGTGTCGACGTACGGTGCCGTCCGCCCGTTGGCCACCGGCGGCTTGCCGGGGTTGGCCTTGCGATCGTCGTGCTTGTGCGCCTCGACCGCCTCGAGCTGCTCCTTCGCACCCTCCTCCGAGTCGTGCTCGCCCAGCACCTTGCCGTCCTCGGCATGGACGATCCATTTGTCGCCGGAGTGGGTGATGTACCGCTTCACCGACGCCCGGCCCTCGACCAGCGGACGCACGTCATCGGGGAGCCAGAGCAGGTTGCGGGAGACGAGGTCGAGCATCTTCGCGGCCCGCTCGCTCACCAGGCAATCAGCATTTCCAGGTATAACCGTCCCCGAATATTCGGCCAGGTCCCACTCGCGGTAGATCGTCGCGACGTTGCCCCATTCGGGCACCGCGCGGATCTCCTCCCCCGTGGGGGGGCCGCATCGCTCATGCACGGGCAGGATGTTGACGCTGAAGGCGTTCAGGACCCCGTCGCGATACCACTCGTAGCGCTGCTGGGAGAACTCGTCGTTCAGGAACTTGGTGCGTGCCAGGAGCTCCGTGGGACGCTGGCCACCGTTGGTCTTGATCCAGACATTGCGGCCGATCGGATCGGTGTGGCGACGGGGGTCGCGGCCGTGCTCCCACAGGAACTGGGGGTTCTTCTGATAGTTGCGGAGATTCGCGCCGCGGGGATCGATCACCGTGTTGTAGCGGTCCACCCCGGCCGTATTGATGCGCGCGACGAGCGAGCGATCGGCCTTGTCCACGGAGTCGATCGCAGCATCATAGGCACGAATTACGGCGGTCATTTGACGGCCCCATCTCGCGAACGTTGTCGGAGGATCTCGGCACGGAGATATTCCCGGCCGACATGCGGATGCCAGGGACGCGGCAACCCGGCCGCGTCCGCCCTGGCATCCTCGGAACGGAAGTGCTCCTCCCAGAGGTGCACCTCCCGATCTACCTCCCGCTCAATCGCAGCATCGTAGGCGCGGATCACGGCACTCAGTCGAACCTCCGGACGCGCATCTTCGCCTTCTTCACGTTGCCCCGGTGCAGTCGCTTCAGGGCCGGAGCCAGATTCTCCCGCACATGCCGGTGCTGGGCCTGCGTCAACGGCTTCGGCTGGATGGCGCTCGGGACGATGAACCGGCCCCCGTGGGCGATGAGCGGGCTGCTGATGTGCGGCACGACGAAGTTCATCTCGAGGTCGAATCCGAGCGTGGAGCCGATCGAATTGATGGCCTCGAGATACTGAGGATGGCCGGGCCGGAACCGCGTCCCGAAGGCCTCGAACATCGTGTGTGGGGCCGTGTCGCCGAGGATCAGCGTGCGGTCCTCGACGCGATAGAACGCCCCGGCCCGCATCGCACCGGTCTTGACGTGGACGGTGGCGTGGACCTGATCGACGAACTTCTGGCCGGCCCGGTTCATGCGTATGTCGATGTCGCCCAGAACGCCGTCGATCACCTTCTGGCCCAGCCAGTTGATGGTGGAGGTGACGGAGATCATTCGTCGTCCTGGATCTCATCGAGCGTATTGAGGAATACTTGCATCAGTTCATCCGAATAGCCGAATCGACCCTGATTGATCTCGATCGACCGCCGGATGTCGCCATCGGCATGACGCATCGTCGCGGCCTTCCAGTCGCAGAGCATCTCGACCAGGTCCAGGAGCGTCATCCCGCGAAGGCCCTTGTCCGTCTCGGCCTTGAGCCACGCCTCGTAGATCATCCCGTGGCGGCAACAATCCGGGCAGTACCGTAAGCCTGAGTCGTTCGGACCTTGCGGGGCAACTTCCCATTCCGCGTCGCGGCATCGACGGTCGCAGACGCCGCATCGCCAACGGTAGTGCTCGGGGTGATGGCTGTTCTGCGAGTAGTGGTGGTCGAGCGCCGGCTTCATCGCGGCGAGGCACGCCCGGTACTCGTCGGAGCCGTACGTCAGGCCGCGGAGCCTGCCCGTGAACTCGTCGAACGCCTCAACCTCGGGACTGACGAGCTTCGATCGGTCGTGGGCCTCGGATCGCCTCGTCAGCAGCCGGATCACGCGGCCAAGGAGACCCTGGACCATCTGGATGTGCGCATAGGTATCAGGACGGGAATCATAACTCACGCCGCCCTCCTCCATCCTCGCCGGGTGATGAAATTCGTCCCATCGGGCATTTTGTAGACGAAGTAGCAGTCGCAGCCGATGCCCAGGCACTCCGAGTCGCCGATCTTCAGCAGCGTGCCGACCGGCACCCACCCCTTGCCGCTCTCGGCCGCACATGTCCCGCAGGGGTGATCGACCTCGCGCCAGTGGAACCGCCGCTCCCGCACGGCCTTCCCGTCCCGGATCACCCCCCTGCGATTGATCTCATGGGCCGCGCCCCACGTCGCGCTGCCGTACATCTCGGCCCGCGCCGCCATCTCGGGTGCCGTCATCGCGTCGGCAGGCGGCGGCATGAGGCCCGGCTCCGACAGCTCGGCCGGCCCGCGCACCTCGACATCGCGGTGGAACTGGTCCAGGTACGCGACCTGCACCGCATGCTGGCGATCCGCCTCGACGAGGTCATCGGGGGTCAGGCCCTCGGGTCCGCTGAGGGCCATGGCGCCGGCGAGGATGGACTCTCGGATGAAGCTGCGGGCGCGGTCGAAGAAGTAGCCGACATGGTGTCGCATGGCGGAAGAGAGAGTGCGCACCTCGCCGCCCATTCCTCTTCCGTCATGATCTCCACCGATGCCGCACTGCCCCCCATGAATCGTTCCTGCATCGCCTGTTCGAATGCCCTCGCCTGCTGCTGCGATAGCTTGATCATCGATCACCCTCCCGTAATGGCGGATCAGCGCCTCGCACTCGTGTCGCAGCCAGGCCCGCGAATAGTCCCGCACGGCGTCGAGGAGATCGATGGCCTGCTCGCCCGTCAGTTCATCGTGTCGATACGATGCCGACAGCCCGAGCCTTCGCAGGCAGTGCTTGAGGATGGCCTCAGCGTTGGAGGCCTTGTGGGTCCGGCCTTTGCCGATGCGCGGGGGGCCCGCCACAGCAGCGCCGCGGCCCACGCGAGGTTCGCGCCGATCAAGATACCCGCGGTGAAAGCTGTCCAGTCCATCGGCTACTCCTTCGGCTTCGACACCACTGTGATATATCCGTCCAACGCCGTCTTCGGACCCATAAGCTCCTTCATCGCTTCGCTCTGCTGGCGATAGGTCGTCCCGCTCGAGAGGATCTGTTCCGCGGCCCGGCCCACTTCCTCCAATGTCCCGTCCGCCAGCCATGACTCCGGGATGTAGATATCCATCTCCCCCCCGCGATAGAGCCGATCTGCCATTGCTCTCCTCCCGTCGCCTGAACCCGTGCTCCTCGATCGCCTCATCCCGCTCGCCCCGATGTCGCCTCAGCAGGCCCTTGCGCTGCCGCGCGTGCTCGGCCTTGATATCATCGGCCCACGCCTTCCGCTCGTCCCGGAGGATGGCACGATCGAAATCGTGGGTATCCTGCAGGTCCTTGCGGATCTTGACGTTGCTCTCCTTCGTCGACTCGACATCCCGGGCGTGGTCGGCCTCCCACTTCGCGATCTGCTCGTCGTTGACCTTGCCGCCCGCCTTCTGCCGCGACTCCTGCACCCGCTCGCGATCGCGTCGCCGCTCCATCCCGTGGATCTCGCGCGCGTGCTCGGCGTCCATCCGCTTGAGGTCGTGGGCCTGGTGCTTGTCGAGCGACGCCCGCTTGCGGTCGAACCGCTCCCGATGCTTCCAATGCCGATCCCGCTGCCGCTGCGCCAGGCCCTGACGCTCGGCCTTGTGCTGCACCTTCAGCTCGCGCAGCTTCCGCCTGAGCCGCTTCTTGCGCCGCTGCCGCCGGGCCCAGTGCTTGCCGTGTCCTGCGCCGCCGGGGGAAGCGGCGAACTTGCCGTCGTCGTCGTGGTTGGGGTTGCCGCCGCCGGTCCGCCCCAGTATTTCATGGCCGCATCCAGGTCGTTCCAGAACATTTCCCGCTTCGCCCGATCGATCGCAGCAGCCTGCTCCGGCGTCAGTTCCACGAATTCCATCATCCCCTCCCAGCGCGCGATACTTCCGCTCCAGCTCGGCGACGGTCGATCGCAGGGCGGCGATGCGGCTCAAGCTTGATCCTTGTACTCGTAATGACAACCGATCTTGTTCCAATCCGGCTGCCTGAGTGCACCGAGAGCATCCAATGCGCCCATGAGATTGACCGGGCTGTCGGGGACGTCGCTGCCCCGACGGCGCAGGGCATCAAGCCATGCCACCGCCGCGTCAGCAAGCTTCTTTCGTTCGCTGTAGGTCATCCCGCCCTCCTCCCCTCGATCTCACCGATCAGCCACCGCGCCCGCTCGACCAGCGCCCGCTCTTCCGTGTCCGTCTCGGTCGTCTGGAACTTGGTCAGCTTGGATTCGTTCTCGGCCTTCGCCTGCCCCTGCTCGATGCCGGCCTTGGCCGTCGCGAGCCCCTGTTCGTGCTCAGCCTGCATCATCGACGGCTGCTTCAGGGTCGAGGGCAACCACGGCTCGTCACCCCACTTGACCGGCGGCCACCGATCTTCCTCGTTCTCCTGATTGATCACGGTCCGGCCCGATGCCAGACGCATCGAGATCACCTTCTCCTTCGACTCCGAATCTTCCTGAATGGCGTCGTCGAAGGCGAAGAATAGCCTGGGGTCGAACTCCTGCACGAACCGGGTCAGCTTGCCGGCGATGGCCCAGCCCCGCGGCTCGACCCCGAACCGGGCATGCTGCTCGTCGGCGGCCTGAAGGTTCGCCAGGTTCGTGTCGGTCGTGTAGAACGTGGGCGGCTGGCCGAAGATCGATGCCAGGCAGTTGCGGTCGTACTCGGAGAGGTCCTTCCAGCTCGAGTCGGCGGGCGGCTGATTGATCGGCGTGACCTCGATCGAACCGTCGGTCACCAGCGCCCCGCCCGCGTTCGGGCCGGCCTGCTTGCGGTTGAGGTCGGCCCTGAGCCGCTCCTTGGCGTCGACGCCCATCGGCATCATCGGGTCCTTGGAGCTCACCACCACATTCGGGCGCGGGCCCATGCCGAGCAACTGATCGGCGATGGCGACCATCCGCTGCTCCTGGTCCTGGTACATGTCACCCGCATAGGCGGGGCTGTAGCCGCTGGCATAGGGCTGGCGCAGGCTGACCGACTGCCGGAACCAGATGGCGGAGGCGAACGGGATACGCTCGGCGAAGTACTGCCAGTATTCGACCCGCGGGTCCGACGGCCGCGGGAGGCCGTAGACATACTGCGAGTACAGCACCCACAGGCATTCGGGGGCATTCGTCCCCCTGGCACCCGTCGCGCGATCCCAGCCGTTTCCGTCCGGCACGAGGTAGGCGGAGCCCAGGATGTCCATGGAGAGCGTCAGGAAGCCGATCAGCGCCTTGCGGTCGAAGATGCCATCCGGGTCGGGCCGGTCGAGCACGTCGAGCATCTTGTGGTTGCGCACCTCGTAGACCCGGTCGACCGCCGCCCCGCTGACCATGCCGTTCCGCACGAACCGCTCCGCGGCCGAGCGGCCCACCCGGATGGGGTCACAGGCACTCCGCGGCCTTCCGCCCTGCGCCCGCGAACCGTCCACATACAGCCGAATCGGCAGCCGGCTCACGGCATCCCGGTTCCGGCCCGCCATCGCGAAGACCAACGTCTTGTACCGCTCGACGAGCTGGTACGGGGTCGGCGCCCGGCGAGACTCGAACCCGTCGACATAGACCGGGCCCCCCCACCAATTGGACGTCCCGAGGTTGAACTGGCCGGGCGGCCTCTGCTGATCGGACTTGCGCGGGCGCGGTGCGATCATCCGGGCCACCGACATCCGGGCGCGGTCGAGGAGGCCGGGCAAGCTCAGGCGAACCCCCGGAACTTGACGGGGACGGGCTCGGACGTGAACCCGCGAAGCTTGACGGGGACGGGCCCGGGAGGCTCCTCGGGCTGATAAGCGTCAGCATACTCGACGTACCGCACCGGGGGCATGTCCTGGATCGGGATCTTGTCGATGCTCCTGATGGCGTCCGCCGCCGCCTGCAGATGTTCCATCACGCAGGGGAAATCGGCCAGCGGTGCCTCGATCCGATTCTCGTGGACCAGGGCCGCCGCCCGCCGGATCGCCTCCAGGATCGCCTTCTTGCCGTTCATACCATCATCCTTTGCCACCTTGGGTCCTCATCGTCGCTCTCCAGGATCTGCTGCACCGTCTCCTGATGCTCCACGGTGGCCCTGAGCCGCTCGAGCCAGCCCGGTCCGCCATCCAACCACGCGATGGCCGTACCAGACGGCGGCTCGACGGCGCCGATGCGACATTCGCGGCAGATGAACGTCGTCCGGGCCGCCACGAGCGTCCTCGTGACCAGGGCGGGTTTTCGGCATCGAGGGCAACAAACAACCTCAGCCATCGGTACCCCCGTCGAACCACCTGGGATGGAACGGGTCTTCATGGGCGAGGCGATCGAGCTCCTGCCGCCTCGCCCTGTCGACCGTCTTCTCGCCCTCCTCCCTCGCCTCCCGCACCTCGGCCGGCTCCTCGGCCCCGCCGAACCGCTTGATGTCGGCCGCGGCGTAGCTGAAGTTGTCCACGATATCGTCGTGCGTCCCGCGCGGGAACGTCAGCAACTCCTTCTCGATTACGTCCAGGTCGGGGTGGCCCTGCGGCAGGTAGACCTGCCCGTTCTCCATGCGGATCTGGGCCGGGATGCTGCGGGTGATCTTGTCCACGTCGGGGATGAGCTGGCGGACCGTCATGCCCTTGTCCTGCGCCTCCTTCACCACCAGTGCCTGCCCCAGGATCTTCTCGATCCCCAGATAATCCAGGTCCCACCGGTCCGACAGGTCCTTGGCGGTCGGCACCAGCGACGGCGCCTCCATGCGGGAGCGGGCCATGTCGAGCAGGATCAGGTCGGATCGGGGCGTCACGGCCCATGCGCAGATCACGGTGAAGTCGGCCGTCTTCTTGAGGGAAAACGCGAGGTCCATCGTGCCGAACCGGCGACAGTGATCAACCGATACAAGCCCCCCTCCGGCCCCCAATCGATAGTGGCCATTTCCCGCGGGAGTCCAGTATCGGAACCAGGCCCGCTTGAAGAGTCCTCCATCGGCGGGGGTGGGAGACTGGCCGTACAGAGCGCTGAACTGATAACTGCCGACGGCCTTGCGAATGCGGTCGAAGTCGTCGAGCCCGAATCGCTCGGGCCAGAGCGGCTCACCAGGCGATCGCCCAAGCTGATCTCCCTCACCGGCAATGGCCGGCAGATTGAGGACAACCCATGGCTCCCCCGATTCGGCGGCGTTGGCGAGGATTCGTCCGGCGAGGTCATCTTCGTGCCACCGTGTTTGTATCAGCACCAGCGCGCCGCCCGGCTCCAGCCGGGTGTAGGCGGTGCTGGTGTACCACTCCCACGTCTTCTGACGGTATACCTCGGAGTTGGCCTCCTCGGCGTTCTTGACCGGGTCGTCGATGATCAACAGGTCGGCACCCTTGCCGGTCAGCGGGCCGCCGACGCCGCAGGTCTGCATCCCGCCCTCTCGCCCCTCGATCAGCCATTCGTCGGCCGCCTTAGAGTCGCTCCGGATCGAGACGCCGAACAGCCGGGGGCCGTGCTCGTTGAGGATGTCCCGCGTCTTGCGGCCCCAGCTCGCGGCGAACGACGCGCCGTAGCTCGCCAGGATGACGCGGTTGTCGGGGAAGTTGCCGAGATACCAGGACGGCAACCATTTCGACGCAAACTCACTCTTGCCATGGCGGGGCGGCATCGTGATCAGCAGGCGGCTGATCTTCCCCGCCGCCACGTCCATCAGCCGGTCGTTCAGCAGGTCCAGATGCGGCGCCCATGTCCACCGCCCCCGGCTCACCATCGCCGCGAACGCCGCCGGACTTTGCCTCGCGATCCGCCTTTTGAGCGAGGGCGCGGGCCCGCTCGACGGCATATCCATCGAGCTCGGGATCGTCGGCGGTGCGATCGTCATGGGTCGTTACGCTGGCCTCCACCGACTGAGTCGGCTTGCCCTCGACGCGGTCGAGGAGCTTTTCCCGGGCATCCGGGTCGGTCTCGGCCATGTCCACCATGCGCTCGGCAATGACCCGGGCCCGGGTCTTCCCGTCGTGCTTGGGGTGCATCTCGAGGAGGTAGTCGACCGCCTCCCCGGTGATGATCCCCTTGCGCGGCCGGCCGTTCGGATTGCCCGTCTGGCCCGGCTTCCACTGTGTCGCCTGATTGGGGAACGGCACACCTAATACTACCTGTTCCGATCAGCTCCCGGCCGGGGGCGCCGGGGTGGGTGCGGGCGCCGGGATCGCGGCCTTGAGCTGCGCATCCACGGTGCCGAGCGCGGTGATCTGCGCCTCGAGCGTGGCCTGCTGGTCCGGCGTGAGATTGCCGGCGCCCGCCAGCTCCTGGAGCACGGTCGTCACGTCGGCGGTGATGCCGGTGACTTCGCTGACGAGGTTGGCGATGTCGGTCGAGATGGCGTCCATGGTCTTCCCTTGCTTGTGGAGGAGGTTGAGGATGGTCACCTGGTTGGCGAGGATCTGACGGAGTTCGTTGCCGTAGGGGTCGGCGATATTCACGCTCGCCCCCTCATGACAAACAGCACCTGGCGATAGAGTTCCCTGAGCAGGTGGCTGTCGGGGTACTGATCCATCGCATCCCACAGCTCGGCCCTGACGAGCTGGAGTCGCTGATAGATCTCCGGCCATCCCGGCTGTTCCCAGTAGCGACGGGCCCGATGGCACGCCATCGCGGAGGACAGGAGCGACTCGATGTCGATCTCGCGGTACAGCCGGTCCCACCATCGCGGGTCGATGGCCTGCGGTTCGGGGGCGTGGGGATGCGGCCGGTCCTGCGCGGGCTGACCGCGCGCCTGCTCCTCGACGGAGGGCGTACCATGCAGCGGCGTGATGTCGGGATCGAATCCGCTCACTTCGCCTCCAAGAATCCATCGACCAACAGCGCAGGTAGCAGCCACCAGAACTCCGCAACGGTGACTGTTGCTCCCGCGACTTCTCGGAGCCTATGCAGCTTCCTGCGCCCTAGATCCTCCAAAATCCGGATGGTGACAACTCTCCCCTCCGGACTATCAAGCCAATCCTCGACCTCGCTCACTTCGTCGTCCTGTTCACATTGGCCTGGCTGATCGGCGCCTCGAATCCCTGGATCGACCACAGGCAGGCGAACAGCGTGCCGACCGTGAGCACGATCAGGATCACCCCGGCCGCGATCAGCAGCCTGCCGTCGGGCCCCCTGTCGCTGGGCATGGGGTTGTCGATCATGTTGAAGCGGCCCACCAGCTTGCTGCGATCGGAGATCATGCCTTCCCCTTGGCCATCCGCCTCTGGAGCCACTTCGAACCCCAGCCGCCGCACGTCGCGCAGAGCTCGCCGACGTAAAATCCCTTCATGGACGGGAACGGCTGCACCCAATGGGCATGCACCCCGCTGCCGTCGCACGAGATGCACGGCGACTTGCGACGGATGGACCGCAGCGCACGGCGGCGGATCTCCGGGTCGCGCGAGTGCAGTCCCGGCAGTGCCGCCTCGATCGGGCCGGCATCCAGCCGCTTCTCGGCCGCCTCGCGGTCGGCCCAGCGTGGGGCGCCCAGGGCGGCGATGTCGCCGGGCTGGGCCAGCAGGGCGAGTGCGAGGATCAGGGTCATTTCCCGGCCTCCGCCTTCCGCCGCTGCTGGCGTTCGCGCTCGGCCTTGATGAGCCCCCTCACCGTCTGGTCGAGGTAATCCGACCGCTCGTCGAGCCGCTTCAGTGTGTCGTGGATGTCGTAGCGGTCGGTCTTCGACTTCACGTTCTCGCGCCATCTGGCGTCGTTCTCGCCACGGAGGCGCTCGTTCTGCGCCGCGAGGCTCTCGATCTGCCCGTGGAGATCCGCGAGGCTCGCCCGCAGCGCCGCGTTATCGCCGGCCCGCTGGACGACGGCGCCGATGACGGTCAGCACCGCGAAGACCAGGGTGCTGACCACGATCACCTGGATGCGGGCCATGAATCCGCCCAGCCGTCCCAGGTCGGCCGATGTCGCGGTCATTGGTTGCGCGGCCCCTGATAGCGGCAGGCGTTGCTCACCATGGCCTTCATCTCGCGGACCGCCTCGGCGAGATTGTTGAGCGCCTCGCTGTTCTGGCCGGCCGTGGACTTCATGTACCCCACGAAAATCCAGACCACCAGCACGGCCGCCGCCGATGCACCCAGGCCCCCGACAAGCTGGACGATCGATCCGACGCCCGGGTCCACGGAGGCTCCTTCGGCCCAGAGAAAAATCCACGGAATCATTGTCGCGACTCCCCCTGTTTTCCGGTAATAGTGGGGGCCGCTTCGGTCTTCTCGCCCGATCCCTGATCCATTGCGTAACCGGCCTCGTCGTTAGCGCGGCGAGTCGGGGAGGGCCGGGCCACTCGTTTGCGCGGGTGGCCCGGCCTGTTGGATTACATGGCGGGGCCCGCAGCCCCGACGAGTAGCTTGATCGCGAAGATCGCCACCAGGGCGACGACGACGATCCAGAAGATGGTGACGGCCCACCCCGGGACGGCAACACCGCTCTGGCGGATCGCCACCAGCGCGATCCCGACCACGGCGCAGGCGATGATGAGGAAGATCGCGAGTTGGACGATGGAATAGCCGGCGATCACTTCGATACTCCCTGGCTCACGTAGGTGCCGAGGTTGAGCGTGAACGCCTGGCCCGTCACGGCCGACTGCTGCGGGATCGTGCCGATCACCACGGCGCCGCTCGGCGCCGCGCTGACGACGATCACGAACGTGCCGACGGCGGACGAGGTGCCCGCGCTGGCCGTGAAGGTCACCGTGATGGTGCCCGCGGCCTGGCTCGCCGGCACCGCCCATGTGAAGACGCCCGTCGACGGATCGATCGCCGCGCCGGCCGGGGCGGCACCGGCCAGGGCGTAGGTGATGGCGCCCGGCGTCGGCGTCGGAGTCGGGGTGGGCGTCGGAGTCGGGGTGGGCTGGGGCGGGACGGTCTGCGGGGTCGTCGGCGTCCTGAGCCACGCCTCGCCGGTGATCGCCGTCATCGAGGAGAAATCGATGATCCCGATCGTGTCCCAGGTGAACAGGAGCAGGCCATTGCCCGAGCCGTTCACGCCGCTCGGCAGCGTGACGCCCATCGCGCTGGCGAGCTGTTGCATCGTGCCGTAGCCGCACAGGCTGACGCAGTGGTCCTCGGAGTTGTCGCTCCGGAACCCCGTCATGACCCAGCCATTCTGCTCGCCGACGTTGGCGACGTTGTCGAACTGGCTCGAGGCCACACCGATCTTCACCGGCCCCTGATAGATCGCCGATGTGAGGGTGGTCCAGTTCGTATAATCGACCGACTGGTATGGGCCGTCGGTGTAGGTGACGCCGTTGTACTGGATGCCGGGGCTGGCCATCGACTCCATGACGCTCGTCAGGTCGGCGCCGTTCAGGTAGCCGTTCTGCCGCGCCCATGTGGTCGCGGTCGCGGTCGGGATGTCCACCGATTTGCCGGTGGCCGAATACCAGAGCGGATAAACATCCTTTGCGAACATCTCCTCGGCCGTGACGCAGTCGCCGTACTGGTCATTTCCCCAATACGACATCTGGGCCGTGGTGAGGATCACGGCCGGGGTGAAGGAGACCGGCGCGGCCTTGGGTTGATGCTTCGGCGCGGCGAAGATCTTGTGACGAGGGGAGGGGCGGGCACCGCGGAGATGCTTCGGTTGCGGGCCCGGGAACGGCCGGCCCTGCGGCGGATTCACCGCCGGCACGGGCGGCGACTGCGGGCTGGCCATCGGCTGCTGCGCGAGGAGTACCTCGGGAGCGAGACAACCGAGCGCGACGGTCAGGGGCACGAACAGCGACAGGATGGCGAGCTTGCGGATCAGCACGGGGCAGCCTCGAAAAGGGGGAATGATTCGTCCCGGCCGGCCCGGGGGATCATGGCGTGCGGCCTGGTGATGCGATTCGCGGCCAGCCCGAGATACTCGCGGCTCAGGTCCAGGCCGACCGCGCGGCGCCCGAGGGCGTTGGCCACGACCAGCGTCGTGCCCGACCCGGCGAAGGGGTCAAGGACTGTGGCCGGGATGGGTCCTCGCCCACACTCACAGCCCGCTGCCCATCCCGTGGTCGACTTGACTGAGATATGCCGTCCGGGATCGCGATTACCGACCCGCTCGGATGCCCACGGCTTATCGTTCGCGGCCAGTTCTTCGCCGGTCGAGCGATCGTAGCACTTCGAATCAAGGCCGGGGCGAGTCCTGATTCGCTCCGATTCCACGACCCGCTCCCACGGCGCGCCGCACGTCGGGCACACGCCCTTCTCGCTCGTCCCGGCCTTGATGCACGGCTCGACCAGCTTGCGCGGGAATGTGGCGAAATGGCTTCCTGGATAGGCTTCGGTGGCGATGGGCCAGACGGTGCGGAGGTTGCGGCCGGCTTCGGGATCTGCAGTCTCCTTGCCTCTCGTGCTCCCGTGATGCCGCGTAAGATCACCACCCTTGAACTTCTGGGAGTTCCATTCGTACCGAGTACCCGGCTCCCGCACCGCCTCCGCATCGAAGTAGTACCGTTCGGACTTCGCCATCAGGAACAGGTACTCGTGCGATTTGGTCGGCCGGTCCGTGACGCTCTCGGGCATCGGGTTCGGCTTGGCCCAGATGATGTCGGAGCGGAGATACCAGCCGTCCGCCTGGAGTGCCAGGGCGACGCGCCAGGGGATGCCGATCAGATCCTTGGGCTTGAGGCCGTGATCGTTCTTGAGCCGTCGGCTGGATCGTTCGGCTTGAACCTCGCCGAGGAGACGACCGGGTCCGCCCCCGTCATTCCGGCCAAACTCTCCCGTACTGGCGTAAGAGTCTCCCAGGTTCATCCACAGCGTGCCGTCATCCCGGAGTACCCGCCGCACCTCGCGGAAGACCCGCACTATCTCGGCCACGAACGCATCCGGAGTGGCCTCGAGGCCGATCTGACCGCCTACTCCGTAGTCACGGAGGCCCCAGTAGGGCGGGCTCGTGACCACGCAATGGACGCTCCGATCGGCCAGCGGAATCCGCCGGGCGTCGGCCTGGATCAACAGATGCGCGATGCGGTTCGTCAACCTCAGCCTCCCAGGAGCGGCAGGAGCGTGGTGATGAGCGCCTCAATCGCGGCGAGCAGCGTGGCCCAGTTGATCGTGCCCGGCGCCTTCGCCAGCGCCTCGATGGCGGTGTACAGGTCCTGCGCCTGGGGGTTGGACTTGAGCACGGCGGCGGTGGCCGGCGAGAGGTCGGCATGGCCGCGGACGGCGCCGAACAGCTCATTGAAGAGGGCTTTCGCGTTCATCGGGTCCCTTCGAGCGGGGTGAGTGGCGTGATCTGCTCGAGCAACTTGAGCGCGTGGATCGCACCGATCAGCGACGGCTTCATCGTCACGGGCACGAGATCCGACGCCTCGATCTCATGCAGGATGATCAAGGCGTCCTCCTCGTAGGCATGCCAGGGGAGGGACTTCGCGGCCTCGGTCAGTGAGGCGATCGAGGCGAAGAGGGACTGGAGGGTCATGCGGTGCCTTTCATAGATTCATCGCGGCGGCGCAACCATCCCTTGCGGGAGTAGCAGGGGCAGGATTCGAACCTGCGATCTCAGCGTTATGAGCGCTGCGAGGACGGCCATCTCCTCTACCCTGCAAAGGCCCCGGGTGGAGTTGCACCACCGTCGTCGGCCGGGAAGCCGAGTATCCTGTCTAGCTAGACGACAGGGCCATGTCTCGTTCATCCCATCGATCGTGGCCGGTCCTGCCCCGGCTGCCCCGCTGGCGTTGTCCGGCCCGCTCTCGCGGGACTCCCGTCAGGCACCATGCTTTTACGCGGGGGCTTAGTGCCTTATCGCTGCGGGTCATCTCGCCCCGCCGCACGATCGGTATCGGTCAATCCGTCCCGCCCTTCAGGCCGGGGCGGGGCTGGCTCGCTTCTTGCGCGGCCGCTTGGGCTTGAACTTGGCCGGCTCATTGGCCGGCATGGAGTCGATCGGCACCCCGTCGGAACTGTCGGCCACCATCACGTAGCCCTTGCTTGTCCCGATCCGGATGAGACCTGCCGGAAGATTCGAGAGCTGATCCACGGGAAGCCGATAGTGGTGGCCACGCCGGAACTGATTCACAATCTCGATCCAGGGGATCTCACGGCCGGTGGACTCGGCCGCCTTGATGGCCCGCTCAACCTCGACACGATCGATCGCCCTCAGCTCCGCCATCCACCGCCGGGCCCTCATCAGCCGCCGGGACATATGGCCTTCGCTGAGGCCCTCCCGCTGCGCCAGCTGCATCTGGGTCATGCCGGTGGACTCCAGCTCGTAAAGCCAGCCGAGGTCCCTCTCGATGTCGTCGATTGTGTGTGTGCGCATGATCGTCAGGCCCAATCTTGCGCAAGATCCACGGACTTGTCAAGTTGCAAATCCGTGGACTTGGACGCACCGTTGACCGCGGGACTTGATCTTTGCCGTATAACGTAGTACAATGGAGTACAGAAAGGAGGGCACCATGCCCAAGTCCAGGACCCAGCGACTCGAGGCGCGGATCACGCCGAAGACGGAATCCCAGCTCGAGGAGCTCTCCCGCTCGTGGGGCGGCATCAGGCCGCTGTCCAAGACGGATGCGATCGAGGAGGCGATCGATCGCGCGTGGCTGGCCGAGGGGTGCAATCGAAAAAAACCAGAGACCACCCCTTGACTCTGCCGTACATTGCCGTATACTACCTACATGACGCGAGCCGGTTGGCCCGCGAGACGCGAGGCGACGAGACGAGGAGCACGACGATGATGACGATCGACGCGAAGGTGGTGCGACAATACGAGCCGGCCGACTCCGAAGGTCGCGGCGTTTCGGGCCTTGCGGTGCTCGAACACGAAGGTCACACATATGAATTGGACTACTCGGATAGTCGGGGGTTGTCCGTGCTCCGCGGCGGCGAGTTTCCGGGCGCGCGACGGCCGGGCTGGTGCGGCGTGAACTACGACCACAAGGATCGGATCAGGCCGGGGTATTACGCCCCCGGCGGCGAATGGGTCGACGTGGCGGCCACCGAGGCGGACATCGAAGTCCGACGATGGGCCTCGCAGAACTATCGCTCATTATTCGGACTCGGCGCCACGCCGGGACGCGGCGAAGACCGGACGCCGTATCACAAGCCCGAAGGTGTGCAGGGCTGATCTGCTGACCCCCACCCCGCCCCGGCCTCGCACGCCGGGGCATCATACCTTCAGAGGAGCACGACGATGACGACGAAAGCGAATTGGACGAACGAGGAACCCGCATATCACCGGGTCGGGACCAGGACGATCATGGGCACGGATTTTCCCGTGGAGAACAAGGTGTCCCGGACCGGCCTCCACCAGTGGACCGTGCTCCATCTGCTCTGCAATGGGTCGTGGTCCGGCATGCGACGATTTGTGTCGCGCCGCGCGGCCTATGCCGATGCCGGCATCGAGTCCTGACCCCCACGCCGCCCCAGCCCTCACGCCGGGGCATCACCTACCACGAGACGAGGAGCACGACGATGATGACCGGATCGAACGCCAAGCAACGGGTCCGAATCCTCAAGGACATCCAGGAAGGCACCCGTGAAGCCCGGAATGGTCGGCTCTACTCGGGCATCCGGACCGAATGGGTCGTCGACGGCCCTGATGGCGAATTCATCGCCTCCCGCCCGACGAGGCGAGAAGCCGTCTTGTACGCAAAGGAGCGAGGGTATGAGATCCTGGATTGACCGGCTCGCCTAACCCCACCCGCCCCGGCCCGAACGCCGGGGTCTGGTACCTTTCCGGCTATCCCATAGGTGTCCCTCCGATGCGATCCGGTCCCTTTGGTCCCTTTGCCCATCCGCCGGGCCGTCCCCGTCGCCCCGATCGCCGCTGAACAGCCTGTAAACACGGCACTTGCGGCGAGCGAGCCCTACAAGTTGGAGGGCGAACACCGGGCGAAACCGGCCTATTTTTCCGGACTCGACTTCCCCGCCGGTACCTTTCCCGGTACCTTTCCGCCTCCACGGAAGGAGGTGGCATGATGCCGCGGGTCCCCAAGCCCTTCAAGCGACCGGACCGCACCGGCTACTGGACGAAGGCCGGCAAGAAATGGACCAGGCTCGGCGACACGAAGGCCGGGGCGCAGGCCGAGCTCCATCGGCTCCTCGCCGCGCGGGGGCAGCCGGCCCCGTCGCCGGGCCGGATCACGGTGGCCGAGCTGATCGACCTCTGGCTCGAAGAGTGGAAATCCCGGGTCAAGCCGCGCACCTGGGGGCGATACCAGGAATATGCCCAGAGCCTGACGGACCACTGCGGCCGGGCCCTGGCGCGAGAGCTGAAGCCGCTGCACCTCACGGCGTGGCTCAAGGCCCACCCCGGGTGGGCCAGCGAGAACACTCGCGGGCTGGCCTTGTCCGTCGCCAAGATGGCGTTCCGCTGGGCCACCCTCGAGGGCTGGATCGACCGGGACCCGATCGGCCTGGTCCGGGTGCCGAAGGGCGATCCGCGTCCACCTGCCCCGCCCGGCGCCGCCGAGAAGCTCCCCGACGGCATCCGCTCCGAGGCATTCCGCCTGATCTTCGAGTTCCTGATCCAGACGGGATGCCGCCCGGGCGAGGCGCGGACGCTCACGGCCTCCAGGATCGCCCTGGACGCTGGCCTGTGCACGGTGGACGGGAAGACCGGACTCCGAGACGTCCCGCTCACGGATGCCGTGGTGGGGCTCCTGAGGCCCCTCTGCGCCGCCAACCCGACCGGGCCGGTGTTCCGCAACACCCGCGGGGCCGAATGGACCGAGAAGGCGCTCCAGTGCCAGTTCGCCCGGTGTTCGAAGCGTGGCGGCGGCGGCCGGATGCAGCCCTATCACTCGCGGGGCATCTTCGCCTCGCGCGCCGTGGCCGGCGGGGCGGACTCGGCGATGGTCGCGAAATATCTGGGGCACGCGGACACCGAACGGGTCGGCATGCTGGTGCAGTTCTACCTCAATCCCGAGGAGCAGGATCTCAGGAAGGCAGCCGAACGTGCCGCAAGGCCATCATCGGCCGCGCCTCCGCCGCCGTCCGACGGCACGCCCGCACGAAAGCCTCCAGATCGGCGCGGGCGATCCTGACGCTCGCGCCGAACTTGTACCGCGGCAGCCGGCCGGCGCGGCACTCGGCATACAGATAATCCGAGCTGACGCACAGCATCGCCGCCGCCGCCGGCACCGTCAGCAGTTCGTCATCCAACGGTGGCCTCCCCGGATTCGCCCGGCGCGGCGGGATGCCAGGTGTAGTCCTGGCAATCGATCAGACTGAAGATCCGACTACCACCCTCTCGCTGCGTGGCCCGCTTCCAAGCCAGGGCATCACCGGCCAGCGCGAAACCATGAACGACCGCTGCAATTGCTCCGGTCATCGCCAGGCACTCGGCGACATCGCGATTGGCTGGGCGTCGCAGTACGATCGCCGCCGGCGCCGCGGGCGGGATGGCGGCGACAAGGTCAATTGCCTCGATGATCGATTTCATCGGCTCATACTTCGGCGAGAACCCGTGGCCCGTCAACACTTCTAGGCCGCTCATCAGCCGCTTGATCAGCGCCTCCCGATCCAATCGGGAAGGAGGCACAGCCCTCGCCTCATCCCGCTCCCGCTCGGCCGCCTCCGCGCGGCCCAGGTACTCCGATGCGGAGTCCGTCATCACGCAGAGTGCTCGATCGGTTACCGCGAGTTTATCCCGCAGCCGCTCGATCTCCGCGTGCCCCTGCAAGACCGCCGCAGGCGTGGTCGTCAGGCTCGGCCACCGCCTCGCCAATCGATCCGCTGCCGTCTCCACCAGCGCATCCCACGACTCCATCATCTCGGACCTCCCCGCATGATTTCCCCGGCGTCCAGCCGCTCCTGCACCTCCCGGCGATGGATCGACGTATCGTCCGGCGCCTCGAAGCCCAGTCGCACCCTGTCGCCACGGATCTCGACCACGGCGACCCGGGTGCGGGTCCCGTCGCCGGCCGTGATGATGATGTCCTCTCCCTCGCGTCGGCTCAAAACGAGCATGTGTCGCCCTCCGTCAGATCCAGGGGATGAGGATCGGTTGCCGCCCGATTCCTAGGCCAATCCGCGAGCCCGCATGATCTCCACGTAATGAGTCTCCCACCACGGACGGTTGTTGTTCGCCCTCGAATTGCAGGATACGCAAAGCGTGATGAGATTAGCGGGCTCACAATGATTCTTGTCGTAATCGATGTGGTGAACATTGATTTTCGCCGATGTCCCCCAGCAGAGAGGATTCTGACATCGACCGCCGTCCCTAGCGACGATCTTCCGTCGTTCCATGCCCCACGTGGGAGGATACGGGAATTTGGCCAGACCTCCCTCCCATCGCGGGTTCCCATCCAGGACCATTCGATCCGACCTCCAGTCGAAATGGCATTGACTGCAACAGAACTTCCTCCGCTCCACGTGGGAAGGAGGAATGGAGAACTCTTTACTGCACCGAAGGCAACTCACCGTCACCCTCGCCTTCTTCGGCCTTCCTTTCCCGACGTGATTCTCTCGCTGCCAGATATTAAAGCATTCGAGAGTACAGAATCGAGCCTTCCTGTTGCCATACGCCACACGAAACTGCGTATTGCATCGGGCGCACATCTTGTCGATCGGGGCGCCCTTCCAGTTGGGATTAGCCTCACCGACGTAGTTCCGACGGTTGGACTTGACCGGAAGAAACGGGAGCGTAAGCTGAGATTCAGCCATGACTCGCACCTCCTGCAAGGTGGATGTTGTGGTCAGGCCCGGACGTGAGCACCAACTCGCGTCCGGGTCGCTCTATCATATCAATTACCTTTCTTGATATCAAGGGTTTCCGTTGATCCAGGAAACGATGGTAGGATTGATCTCGATGCCGCCGGACGATGTTACCCGATGCACGAGCCATCCCCTCCCCTTGTCCCGGTAGACGACCAACCAATCGAAACACGGATAGAGCGATGCCGCTACCTTCGTCTTGACCTTCGCATCCTCGTGCCAATAGCCCTTCAACTCGATCAGGATGAATCGGGGCGGGATGCCATGCTCGCCGGCGATACCCGATATCGCCAGGAAATCCGGCGAGTAAAACGTGCGCCCTGCCAGCCTGAGCTTGATCGGCTCGCGCCAATAACACCGCAGATCGCCGCGAACATAGGCCGGTTCGAGTACTCGCGCCTTGAAGTCGCGTTCAAGTTTATTCATGCCATCCTTGGCCGGCGCCTTGCTCGCCGGCTCCTCGGCGGCGTACAGCCGCTCGACGGACTTACCCCGATTTATCGAGGGGTGCAAATGTCCGATGCCGATAGATCTCGCTTGCTCCAGAGAGAGGCCCATTGTCTCAGACTCCTGATTGCCCTGAAGTGCTCCCTGACGATCGCGCCCGACGGATGCCGATCCGCGCGGGGCGGACGGTCCCGCGCCGCATCCCGCGGCCGGCATCCGGCGGCCTGCTGGATGGTCGCGGCCGTCACGCTCCGCGACATCTTCGGCGCCGCGATCTCGCCGCCCAGGATCATGGTCATGCGGATCTGCCGGACGCGCTGCTCGCTCGCGTTCCTGATGCCGCTCCTGAGCTGATAGGCCGTGGGGATGCCCTCGCCGTTCTCGGCCCGTTCGGCGTAGATCGCCAGGATCTCGGCCTTGACCTGCTCGTCGGACTTCCCCCGGCCATATTGCCGCCGGGCGCCGCCGCGCGGCCGCGGCGCGGCGCCCCGCAGGTCCATGTTGTCCAGGATATCTGAGATGCTCATCTCTTTGTTTTCTCCTTCGTCCATCCGACGCTCCACGTCCACGCCCAGCCCCGCGGCTCCGGGGGTCCCTCCGCGAAGCTCCATTCGCGCCACGCCCGCTCGTTCTGCGCCCACCACCGGGCCAGCTCGCGCCGGGTCAGGTGGCCGGTCGGGAGTTGCTCGCCCGTGTCCGGATCGGTCCTCACGCCATCTCCCCGCCGGCCCACGGCCGGCATCACTTCGGCCGTCATCCGCCCCCGCAGCCGCCGCCGGGGCCCGGCGGATTCGGCGGGCGGGGCATGCTCGGGACCTGCGGCGGTAGCCTCATGGGCACACCTTCTCCACAAGCTTCAGGCGGAGCTCCGTCACTTCCCGCTCGACTTCCAGGGCCAGCTTATCGAGCGTCAATCCCGATGTGTCGATGCGGAGTATTCGCTTGAGTGTCTGCCGCGTCCGATCAAACTGATCGAATTCCTTGTTGGTCATCCCGCCGGCCTCCCATCCCGCACCCTGATCGCCCCGCCGCCGCCACGGCAACCCGGGTCATACGGCCGGTCGCCGGTCGGGTCGGCCGCCAGCCAGCGGGTCCGGCCCGCCAGCACGTCCAGCAGCGCCGGGATGCGGTGCACCACGTCCCGATCCGTCTTCGACCGCATCCACTCCCCCATCGGGCAGACGCAGTGGGCCGTGACCACCATCGCGTAGGTCGATCGCTTGACCTCGCCCCGGATGACCACGTCTCGCTCGACGATGCGACGGCCGTCGAAGTCCGGGTCGAACACCGTCGCCTGCCCCGAGCCCGAGCAGTGGACGCAATTCCTGGATCGCGACTGCGCCTCGTCGCGAGTCTGGTCGGTCGCCGCGACGCTCATGAAATCCGCCCCCCTCTCTCCGGATCGACCGGCCCCGATTCCTGGAGGGCCAGGAATAGATCGTGTAGCCGTTCATTGTGGGCGTCCCTGGCGGCGGCACTGGCGGCGGCACTGGCGGCGGCACTGGCGGCGGCACTGGCGGCGACCCAGGCGGCGTCCCTGGCGGCGGCACTGGCGGCGGCCCTGGCGGCGGCACTGGCGGCGACCCAGGCGGCGTCCCTGGCGGCGGCACTGGCGGCGGCACTGGCGGCGACCCAGGCGGCGTCCCTGGCGGCGACCCAGGCGGCGACCCAGGCGGCGTCCCTGGCGGCGACCCAGGCGGCGGCACTGGCGGCGACCCAG